GCTGTGCATGTGAGGTTGCCGATCACGGTTGAGATCCAGGCGAAGGTTAGGGATGCGGTTCAGGAGGCGTTGTTTCGAAATCGGATGATGCGCGGGGCGCTGAGATGAGGCAGCGTTTAGCGGATAGCGTGTAGTAAAAAACAAAAGCGGCGGGGTTTCCCCTTCCGCTTTTTTGTTGTCCTCACAACTGTTGTGATATTTTTTTCTTGCTTTTTAGTGAATACTTGCGGTAATTGCTGGAATATGAACGATGCAACTAGCCAACTCTCCGGTCAGCAACCCCTTTTTAAGGGGATGGGCTATGAAGCGATTACGCTGAAGGCGCAAATGGAGAGGTTTTGCCAGAAGTTTGTGCTGCAAGGATGCTGTAATGCGAAGCAAGCGTATATGTCTGCGTATCCCGATGTAAAACCGGTGTCGGCAGAGGTTAACGCCTCAAGATTGCTAAGGAATGCTAAGGTCCGGATACGAATCCCGCAGATACAGGCAGAGTGGCGGCGTCGGCTGGAATCAAAGGTGCTCTCGTACCACGATAATGTGCTGTCGATCAACCGCCGGGACTTGCTTGATGATGTTGGCCGTTGCAAACCTCTGGACCAGTGGCGTGAGGACGAGCTTTCAATCCTGGAGTTCGAACAGGTTTCCTCGAAGTATGGTGTGCGGACTCTGCTCAAAATTCCGACCAGGCATCAGTCGGCAGTTGAACTTGCCCGGATCGCAGGGATGCACACGGATAAAGTCGAGTTGACCGGCAAGGATGGCGGGCCGATGGCCATAGAGGCGACGGAGCGTCCACAGCTCAGCCGCGAGGAATGGCTGGCGATTCACGGGCTGAATGGGGCCTGATCATGTGGATACCACAGCCGGGACCGCAGTTGGCTGCCGTTGAGGCGGATTGGTGCGAGGAGTTGTTTTATGGCGGTGAGCGCGGCGGCGGGAAATCGGATTTGCAACTCGGCTACCAGGAGGATGCGGCCCTGCGCTATGAGGGCAAATCAGCCGGGATCATGTTTCGCAAAACGTACACTGAGCTGGAGGAGCTGCAGAACAGGGCAATGGAGATTTTCCCGGCCAGCGGCGGAGATTTCAAGAGCAACGCTTCAAAAACTTTCCCTTATTCCTCATGTTGGTACTGGCCGAACGGAGCAACCGTAAAAATGCGATACATCGAGCAGGAGAGCGATTACGGCAGATATCACGGCCACCAGTACACCAACATTAGTTTTGATGAGGTGACGGAATACCCGACTCCCGGCGGTCTGCTGAAAATGTTTTCCTGCCTGCGCTCTGCTCATGGCGTTCCGTGCTCGGTCCGCACTACCGGCAATCCGGGCGGCGTCGGCCATGGCTGGGTGAAGGAGCGCTACATCAATCCGATGCCTCCCTTTACTCCGTTTACAGACCCGAAAACGGAATTTACCCGGATGTTCATCCCCTCGAAACTCTCCGATAATCAGATCCTGCTGAAAAATGATCCCCAATACCGCAACCGTATTCTGGCGGCGACCGCCGGGAATGATGTTCTGCGCAAAGCCTGGCTGGAAGGTGCATGGGATATCGTGGCCGGCGCTTTTTTTTCGTCCTGGAATGGAAAGGCTCATGTTGTCCAGCCAATTGAGCTGCCGGACAGGTGGACGCGGTTCAGGTCGTTCGACTGGGGATCAGCCAGGCCGTTCTCTGTCGGCTGGTGGGCGGTGTCCGATGGCGAGATGCCGCAGTTCCCACGTGGATCGCTGATTCGTTACCGAGAGTGGTACGGGATCAAAACCAACGATAACGGCGAAAAGATAGCAAATACCGGACTCAAGATGTCATCTACCGACGTTGCCGCAGGGATAAAGGCGCGGGAAAAAAACGACAAGATAGCCTACGGAGTGGCGGACCCTTCGATTTTCCAGGAGGACGGCGGGCCTTCGATTGCGTCCGGCATGTCCCCGCTGGTGTGGCGCCCTGCGGATAATAAGCGCAAGCCGGGATGGCAGCAGCTCAACAGCCGGTTGATCGGGATCGACGGCAGGCCGATGATTTACTTTTTCAGTACCTGTGTGGACTCTATCCGCACTCTGCCGTTGCAGCAGCACGATAAGCACAATATCGAGGATATCGACACGAACGGCGAGGATCATGCTGTGGATGATATTCGCTATGCCTGCATGTCACGGCCCTGGATAGCACCGGCAGCGACCGTGAAAAAGGAAAAGGATTATTACCCCGTGGCGGATGATGACGATGGCGACTGGAAAACAGCGTAGCACCGAATAGGAGACAGCCGCAGATGGAAAATACAGCAATCACGCTAACCCAGGCAATCTCCTATTTCGATGAGGCGGAGGAGTTGTCGCTGACTGCCCGCGACCAGTCGGAGAAATGCCGGGATTACTACGATAACAAGCAGTGGACCGAACAGGATGCGGCCATTATCCGCAGCCGCAAGCAGCCGGTGATTACCCGAAACCGGATCAAGCCAAAGGTGGATTTCCTAAAGGGCGTAGAGATCCAGACCAGGACCGATCCGGAGGCGTCGCCACGCACTCCCGGCGACGAGAACGCCGCGCAGACCGCGACGGATGCCGTCCGGTTCGTTTACGATCAAGTCAAATTTCCAAAAATCAAGTCGGATGTCTTTGAAAATATTCTGATCGAGGGGACCGGCGGGGTTGAGATTTACTGCAAGCCGGGCCGAAAAGACGAGATAGATATCTGCATCAGGCGTTACCACTGGGATCGGCTGGGCTGGGACCCCCACAGCCGCGAAAAGGATTTTTCGGACACGCTCTATCGCTATGCCATTGCCTGGATGGATTTTGACCAGGCTGCGGAGCGATACCCCGGCAGCGAGGATGCCCTAAACTCGACCATTTCCCGCGAGAGTTCGCAATCCACGACCTACGATGATACGCCCCGCCTGCGGTGGGCCGATGCCAAGCGCAAACGGATTCGCATTGTCAAGATGGAATTCCTATCCGGAACAGAGGTGCATGTCTGCGAGTTCACGCGTGGGGGGTTTCTGTCGGAGCCTGAACCTTCGCCGTACACGGACGATACCGGTGCGCCGGAATGGTCGATCATCATTCAGAGCGCCCATGTGGACAGGGAAGGGAGTCGCTACGGCTATATCGCGGCGTGGCTGGATACCCAGGATGAGATCAACAAGCGGGCCAGCAAGCACCTGCACCTGGTTTCGGTCCGGCAGACGTACAGCTCCAAGGGCGCGGCCGGAGAGGATGTGCAGAAACTGAAGTCTGAACTGGCGAAGCCTGACGGACACCTGGCGTTTCAAAGCGGGGAGTACGGCAAGGAGTTTGGCGTTTTGCCGACGATGGACCAGGCCGGAGCCCAGTTCCAACTATTGCAGGAGGCGAAGCAGGAGATAGATTCGGTGGGTGTCCATGCGGCGCTGGCCGGTGCGGAGTCCCGCGATATCTCCGGGAAAGCGATAGGGAAGCTGCAGCAGGGCTCCAGCACGGAACTGAAACCGCTGTTCGAATCGATAGCGCAGTTTGATAATCAGGTGTGCCGCGCGGTGTGGAACCGGATCAGGCAATTCTGGACCTCGGAGAAGTGGATAAAGGTCACTGGCGACGATGAAGCGCCTCAGTGGGTCGGCCTGAATATCCCCGTGACGGTGGGTGACCAACTGATTGAGGAACATGGAGAGATCCCGCCGGAGTTGGAAGGCGATCCGCGGCTGAATGCCCAGGTGGGGATCAGGAACAACATAGCGGAGATTGATGTCGATTTTACGATTGTTGAGGTGCCGGATGTGGTGAATGCCATGCAGGAGCAGTTTGAGGCGATTACTACGATATTCCCTGCAATCCCTGAAAACATGAAGGCGGTGGCGTTTGAGATGCTGGTGGAGGCGTCATCCCTGCGGAACAAGAAAAAGTTCCTGGAAAAGCTGAGGGGCGAGGGCAAGGGCGACGATCCTCAGGCGAAGGCGACGGCGGCGCTGCAAGAACGCATGTCGCAAATGGAAACGGACCTGGCGCAGGCAAAGGTAGATCTGACAAAGGCACAGACCCGGAAAACGGAGGCGGAGGCGGTCGTGAAGATGGTTGAAGCCCCGTATTCGGCAATGCAGGCGGCGAATGTCGCCGTTAGTTCTCCTCCCACGGTCCCGGTGGCTGATGCAATTCTGCTTTCCGCCGGGTACAAGGACCAGAACCCGCCGCCTGTTATCCCCGAAGTGGCCGGCGCGGCGGTTTTTCAACCGGCCCAACTGCCGGTCGTTGCGAAGAATACCAGCCCGATGTTTCCCGCTCAACCGCAAGGCCCGGGCGTGGGACTGATGAGGGGAATTGAGACGGCAAGAAATGACGGAGCGAAAGCTGCGCCAATCGGTTAGTCATACTACAACAAAGGAGGGAACAAAAAATGAAGAGACTTATTTTCGCAGCAGTGATCATCGCCTTCGCAGCCACATTGGCAATCGCGGGCAATGTCCACAGGGATGGGGCAGGAGTTGCCATGCCGGACGTGTTTGCGCCGGCCAGAGGAACATCGGTTACGCACACCAAGGCCGATGTAACCTACACGCCAACAGCCGGGACGAAGGTTATCCGGTTTCAGGCGCCCAAGGCGATTACCTACAAGATTAACGGGACAGGCACAGCTTACCCCGTGGCTTCCGGTGCCAACGAGGGGCCGATGGGTATCGCCACCAGGACGGGCGTTGGGGTTGTGGTCTCCAGTATCGTTTTCACAGGGGCATCATCGGCAACGGTAACCATACCCATTCAGGAGCAGTAATCGCTGACCGCGCTCACCAATGTTTAAACCATAGGGACTGCGGTCAGGGGCGAGCCCCGGCCCAAAAACGACAGGGGCATAAACACAACAAGGGTCGCCGCCGATAATCGGGCGGGTGTCGTCCACCGGGGAAACCAAAGGGACGCCGAAAGGATAACGAAAATGAAAGACATGAACGACATTCTGAATACCTCGACAGTGGTAAAGGAAACCACACCGGAAGAAACGGTTGTAATGACCGAGACGCCTGGCGCGGAAGAACATAGTGAGCAGGAAGACAAAGAGACGGCTCAACCTGCGGCAGAGACGGAAACCGCTCCCGTCACGGACCCAGTAAAGTCGGAGCTGGCCGCGCTGGTCGCGGAACGCAGGCGCGTCAAGCAGAAAGAGACGGCGCTTGACGAGGAGCGGGCGCGGCTTGCCTCAACTGCATCAGCGGAACCGGAAAAGAAGGAAGAGGAGCATGACGCCAAGGCCGAGTTGAAGGATCTCCGTAAGCAGCATCGAGAGGCGTTGAAAAACTCGCTTCTGGATGCAGAAGATGAAGAGTCGGCGAGGCTCGTTGAGGAACTGGAAGACAAGATGGAAGAACTGCGGTTCACCATGGCCAGTCAGGCGTACAGAGCGATGACCGACCAGGAAAAGGCCGTTCATAACTATGAATCCGTCCATGAGGCGGTTCATGGGAAGTTCCCCTTCCTAGACCCGAACCATCCGCAGGCCGACAAGGATCTGAACGACAACATCAACACCTACATGGCTGGCAGGCTACAGAGCGGAGACTCGCGCGACGTGGCGCTCCGGAAAGCGGTTGATCTATTCGCGCCGGCATATGCCAAAAGCCTTGGTGATGACGACGAAACAAGCGCAGGGGACCCGGCAAGAACGAAAAAAGAGGAAGCCGACAGGCTGATCAGGCAGAAGCTGGCAAAAGGCGGTTTCTCCGAGGTCCGCAGTGTCGGAAGGTCAGCACAAGGCAAGTTTTCCGGGCCGACACCGATGGCGGCAATATTGGGAAAGTCGCCACCCGGATAACATATCATTCCACCCCTTACCTTTGCGGGAGAACACCCGCCAGGAGATATCATCATGTCCGAAACAGTATCAGCAGAGAGAGTTATCCAGTGGGAAGATGCGTTCTTCTCCGAATATGTCCGCGCCAACCGCTTCAAACGCTACATGGGTACGGACGAAAACGCAATCATCCAGATCAAGGAAAATCTCACCAAGAAACAGGGCGACGCCATTGTTATCAACCTGGTCGGCGCCCTCGATGCAACCACCCCGAACGACGGGTCATCCGCGCTGGTCGGGTTTGAAAAGGCCCTGCCGAATGACGGCCACAAGATCACCGTGGGCGTAGTCCGCGACGCCGTTACCGTCAATAACCTGGAGGAGCAGGCGTCTCCCATCCAGATCCGCGACG